TACTATACCAATCAGGATGTTCTTTTGCTAACTTAAGAAGTTTCTTTGCTGCTTGTTTGTCTGTTAATTGTGACATGCTTCATTTTATTCTATGCCTGGCCTAGTATTTATATCCAATAAAAAAGACCCCCCGAAGGGAGTCTTTTGATCCATCTCGAACCGAGATATTTATATCACATGAGGTTCTTAATAGCAACTCTTCTGTAGTAACGGTTAGAGTTAGACTTAAGAGCACCAAGACCAGCTGTTGTGCCTTCTGCGAATGGGTTAGCAACAAGACCGTAACGAGTCTTAAAGCCAATTTTTGGTTGGAATGTTTCCTGACCAACTGCACGAACCATCTGTAGAGGAACGTATGGGCAGTAGAACAGACCAGCATCATAAGGAGAAGATCCTTTGTAACCAACAACGTAGTACTGGTTAGCACCTTGTGCAAGTCCAGAGTTGTTAGCTGCTAAGTTAGCAGAATAAGGATCGATGTATACCTTGTACTTACCTTGAATAGTACCAGCAAATGTATTACCAGCATCATCAACGTTAAGGTTAGCATTAAGTGCAGGAGTGTAATCAAGTACACCAGCCATTGTTAATGCAGAAGCAACGTCAGCAGAGCAAAGGATGACGTTACCCTTTCCGCGACGAGTTCTTTGTGCGATTCTGTTTGCATCTCTTTCGATCTGGAACAGAAGACCTTTAAACTTCTCAACTGACCAACGACCATTACTGTCGATGTCTAAGTCAAATACACCACCAGTTGCTACGTTCTCAACAGCACCCTGTTCAGCAGTCTTGTAGATAGTTCTAATAACTTCTCTGTTGATTTCCGCAAGGATCTCAGTAGAAAGGATATTAGCAAGTTCTGCCTCTGCGTTCAATCCGTGGATTGCCTTAAGGTCTTGAGCAAGCTCTAGTGAGTACTCAGCTTTCAACGCACGAGACTTTGCAGTCACGGTGACCTTCTCGATTGAGAATGCCATCTGGTTGAAGTGATTTCCAGCACCGTTACCAAGGTTCTCTGAATCACCAGTAACCATACCTTGACCAACACTGTAATCAGTCTTAGTTGCGGATGATGTTGGGTTGAGAACAGCAGGGTTAGTTCCAGACTGTGAAGTAGTACCAATACCAGCTGCAGCTTCTGAGAAACCGTTTTCTAGACTGTTACCACTATTTTCTCCAGAGAACTGTGTCTCTGCTTCGTTGTAGAATGCTTCTGTTCCATCAGCACCCATGTGCTTGTACTTAGAACGCATTGCAAAGATAAGTCCAGTTGGACCTGTCATTGGTTGAACACCAGCAAGGTCGTATGCGACCAAGTTTGGCATTGATCTTCTAATCAAAGAGATTAGAACAGGGTCGAAACCAGCTTGTGGAGCAGCTGCTGATGCACCAAATCCACCTGAACCGCCTGCAGCGTTTGCATGGTTTGTTGGGGTTTCTGTAAGAGTCATGCCACCTTCTGAGAAGGCTTGCTCATCTCTTAAAAATCTTTCTTGGTTTTCTAACAGGACAGCAGTTACACTACGTCTATGAGGATCTGAAATCTTTTCGATCCCATCATAGTCTAGTAGAGGAGCCCACTTTTCCTGTAATGATTCTGATTGGAACATTACGTTACCTATAAGTGTTTAGTTTGTTTAATAGTTAAAATCAACTTTTTGCTACTGCAGATAGTGTCTTAAGATAGTTTGCCATTGAACCAGTATGAGATACTGGAGCAGAGTCAACTCCCTCAGAGAGACTTTCTGTTTTTGCTTTTGCTGAAGATATACCATTAGGGAAATAAGATTCCTTTAGCATCTCCAGTTTTTCACGATATTGGTCTTCACTTTCAAACTCTACACTTTCGGAAAGTGAGGAGAGCTTCTCTTTCTGCGTAGTCGCTAGACCGTCAGAAACAGATTCGAGAATACCATCAGCAACAGACTCGGAGAGTCTCTTATTTAAACCGATGTTCCTCTCAATTTGCTCGTTGAGCTTGGTTTCCATGTCATCAAGTTTATCTACCATAGTCTCAAGGACATCATATTTATCGTCAGGAATGTGTACATAATGTTCTTCAAAAAGACCCTTCATTCCAGTTAGGAATGATTCGGTCAATTCTGTTTTAAGTCCGTGTTCGACAGCTAATTCATTCTCAGCCATCCACTCTTCGGACACATACTCTAGATAAGAGTCAACCCTTACACCGAGTTCCTCTTTGGCTTCAGCAACTTGCTCGGCAAGTTTAGCTTCGTGCTCAGCTTCGATTGCTTCTTTAACTTCAGCAATCTTAGACTTAAGAGCAGCCTCAAAAATAGTTTTTGCTTTTTCCTTGAACTCTTCAGATAGTTCTTCACCACCTAAAAGAGCATTGACATCTTCATCGACATCAACTTCTTTTTCTGTAGTTACTTCTGCCACTACTTCTTCGGTAGAAACTTCTTCTTCCTCAATTGTATTTTCTTGAGAAATTTCTTCTTCTTCCTTTTGCATTGGCATAGCAGGTTTTGCACCTTTGTTAACTATATCCTTGACCTGTTTAAGGGTCGTACCAGGTGTCTTTAACTTGGCAGAGTCGTCTGTAGGACTATAGTTCTCTGGTGTGGGACCACCCAAATCTTCTACATTTGGTGGTATTCCACCTGTAGTAAGCTTTGGCATTGGATCGCCAGCTTTAGCATTTGCGTTCACAGCAGTTTTGGATTGCTCCATTTCTTGTAAATCTCCACGAGACATGTTGGTATCCTCTCCGATTCTATCTGTATTAAAGATCTGTATTTATTTAGATAAATTATATATTTGATAAGAAATCGTTAAATAACGAGAGTTTATTCTCGTCTAACTTTTTCTGATCAACTAATGTATTGATTGTTTTGTATGTCTTTGCAGCATACTTCTCACGAAGAATACCACCATCCCAAACCCAATCTTTGCCTTCCATAATTCCTGAGACAAATGCATCAGGAGCAGAAGGATCAGCAACGATATCAGCAGCAGTTGCTAACATGAAATCCTCACCGACTATATTAACACCCTCCCTTGTCATTTTTAAAGAACCTATTCCTCTAGAAGAGACTCCTAATTTAACACCTTCACCGAGTAAATTCGATGCAATCTTTCCCATAGGGGTGTTTAAAATCTTTGCTTTACCTACAAAGTTAGAACCATTCTCCTTAAGAGAAACGATTTTATGAGAAACACGATCCAAGTTAACAGTTGGACCTTCTGGATGACCCAGTTCACCTAATGCTCTTCCAGCATTAACATGATTTTCACTGTACCTTTGAACTTCTCTGCGAAGAGTTTCCATAGGATACATTCTTCCATTACGGTTTTTTATATCCCCCTGTAGAAATACCCCTTCAATAAAAAGAGATTTCTTACCGTTGCGATTTTCAACGATAAATTCTACGTTTTCTAGTTCTTCTCGTATGAGTTTCATTAGGCTTCCCCAGTGATTTGAATCTGTTGAATATAAACAACGCCAGTACCAGTATCGGTTCTAGCAGCAACTTTAAAAGATGATCTTATAGTACATGTACCAGTAGAACAATCTAATGTTCCAGAAACAGCAGAAGTATCTTTTTCAATAACTACTTTCGTTGGAATATAGTTATACATTCCACCATCACCAGTTACGCTATTTACTCTTTGGTGAGTAAAGTTGAAGTCTGAATTTATATTGTTAGTAAAAGTAACAAAATCACCTGCAACAAATGGACAAGTAGTACCTTCAGGGAAAGTTAATGTAGTGGTAGCACCTTTATCATAGGCCACAATCGAAGCAGAACTATTACTAAAAGCCAGTGTTGCTGCACTATCTTTTGGGATAGCATAGTTTGCTGTTGTTGCAGTTGGTTCAGTACCAATAGCAACAAAAGTATTCTGTCCTGTAGCAACTATTCTTAAAGCAGTTGATTTTGCTGCAATAGCTGATGATTTTGCTGATGTTGCTGACGTTGCGAAAGTAACACCATTCTCAACTGGTCTATGAGTCATTATTCTGAGCAGTTCATTTTATTTATTTATTAAACTTCTTCGTCGTCAGTCGATTCATCCCCAACTTCTACTTCAGCAGAAGCTTCTGGTTCTTCAGTTTCCTGATCACCAAAGAGAGAATTTGATACCATGCTTTTATAGTTGTCCACCTTTTCAGCTGATTTAGCATACAATAAATCTTTGATTTTGTCGCTAATCTGAGAAGGACTACTATCATCCACCATCATATCCATTAATTCATCCATAGTTAAGAAAGTTTAATCGTTAGTATTTATACACATTTGGTGTAGAGGGGTTAAATTTCCCCTCCTTTTGGCATTTCTGCCACCTTACTCATCTTTGTTTCTGCTGCTTTTAGGTCTGGTTCCATAGGAACTCCACCCCCATTTGCATAGGGAGCTCCTGTATTTGGATCAATTTGTTGACCCATTGCTTCAGGATCCATCATCATACTTGGATCAGGAATTACACCATCTGCAATTTCTTGTTTGATGATTTCATCCTGTTCAACTATTTCCTCATCTGTCTGTCTTAGAACCTTACGTCTAACATAGTCTTGTGAGAAGTACTTACCAACATATGGTTCAGAAGCAGCAACCATAGTAAGTCTTTCATTCAATAGTTCAGAATCTTTGAGTTCTGCAAAATGATTGTCATATAAGAAGTCATATTGTATATGCTCACTCATCAATTCCCAATCTTCAGGAGTAACTATATTCTTCAATAATAGTTGAGTCCTAAGAAAATCGTTGAATAAATTAGAGAATCTTTTTCTCAAACGTCCAACAAACTTACTGAATTTTACTTCATCTCTTAAGATTTCTGAGGATCTACCAAGATTGAATCCACTTTCGTTGGATGGTGCTCTAGTAACAGGTACATTTAATGACCTATAAAGCTTGTCTTGGAAGTATTTAATATCAGTAATTTCACCAAGGTTTTGTCCACCAGGTAAAGTTGTAATTTCTGTTCCTCTTCCACCTTCTCTACGTGGCAACCAGAAATCTTCAAGCATAGACATGTATTTCTTATCATCTCTGATCTCACCAGTAGATGCATCGTAAACTAACTTATTACGATACCTATTCATTACATCACGAAGGTATTGTTCTGCCTTAACTTTAGGAAGATTACCAACGTCAATATAAAATATTCTTCTTTCTGGTGCTCTTGATAATCTGTAGATAACAAGACTATCCTCAATCATTCTAAGTTGATTGACTGCTTTAATTGCTTTGTGTAAGTATGATAAAGTTGACCCTTTATTTCTATCGACTAATCCCGATGTGCAATATGCAACCGAGTCTCTTGTCATTCTTATTCCTTTATTACCCATACCACCACTAGCAGGAGATCCAGTAGGATAAGTTGCTTTTGGATTGTATTCAAAATACTCTTCAATCTCTGGAAATTCATATTCCATCGGATTGTCATTAGTTACATTAGCTAATCTTAAATGTTCATTTTTAGGTCTTTTCTTTTGTCTTACAAATCTCATCTTCATTGAGTCAATATAACGTATCTCTTGGATACCCTCATGAGGTTTTTTGACATCAATTACTTTATGATAATATAATCTTCCATCTATATACCAATTTCTATAAATCTCATGGGCTTTTGAATCAAAGTCCATCAAATCAATAATCTGTTTAAACTCTTCTCTAATTCTCTTCTTTATACCATCACTTGCATTAAGATTATCTAGATCAATTGCAACTGGAGCATCATTTGTATCAGAAACAACTGCTTCATTTACAATATCTTCAATAGCACTATCCACTTCTGGATGCAGTGCCATCTCACGATATCTTTTAATGAGATCGAACTCAGTTTTATATACTCCTTCTAGATCAACATATGAGCCAAAAAAACCACTAGTCAAATAGTGATCCGCCTGATCCTCATTGTTGGGAGGAACAGGCGAAACCGCCGTTGGAGCTAGTGGTTCCTTTTCATCAATAGAAAAGCCAAATAACTTTGCCATTATTAAAATTTAAGTCTTTGTATACCTATTTATCAAGCTCCAGAACCTGCTGCTTCTGGGTAGTAGTATTGAACTTGGAACTCAACAGTAAACTCTTCAAGAGTATCAGTGTTATCGTATGAAAGATCGATTGCAGAAATACTAGTTGGGAATATATCCACAAACTTATATTGAGCAAGAATACTTGCACTATCTGCAGGAGAACCAGATGCTTGAGAACCAGCAGCACTTCTACCAAGTTGGTAAACACTTGCTTGACCCATGTAATCACTAGGATTAACTAGACCAGATGCATCACCATACTGGGCAATGTTTTGAGCCCATGCTTCAAAATTTCTTCTGTGACTAAAGTTTTCGTCATTAATTACAGTTACAGTCCATGTCTCAAAAGTTCTGTCTCCAGCAACTTTTAAAATACGTCCTCTAAATGGAACATCAATTGATGCTACATTAGATGCTGGTAAAGCTGCTGCCTTACACATGAATCTGAAATTATCTCCATCAAATTCTGACGGACCACCATCACCTTGAATTCCTAGACTCACTCCAGCGGGGAAGTTTACTTGAACTTCAAACAGATTCGGCCTTGCACCACCACCAGTAAGTTTAGACTTAAACTGGGATATGGTTCTTGTTGGGATTTCAGCCATTTTTTTTAATTCCTCCTTTTGTTATTTAGATATGATTAAATTAAACTCGACCAGCAACTTCCTCGAAGCTTACCCCAGTTCTGGTAGCAACGAAGGTTAGTGTTACATAGTTAATCGACTTGGCAGGCTTCAAGAAGATGTCTGCTCTAAATTCATTATTATCAATCACATCAGGAGTGTTATTTGTTTCATCGCAAATTACAAGGAATCCATAAAGACCTCGTTTTGCTTCAATATCTCTTAGATATGGTTCGACAATGTTGATGAAGTTTGCTCTTGTGACCTGATCATTAAGTTCAAAGAGTTGTGCTTGTGCAGCTTTCTCTA